CACGGTTACGCTTTGCCATAACCATCATCTGAGATTACATTCAATTTACGGAAAACGACCCAAATTGATCACAGCGAAGAAACAACATAATTGGGTCGAGATACAGAGAGACAAACATGGCATGGTATGATAGATTTATAGGTAGAGCAGACGTAGAGGATAAACTCAACCCTGCACAATACGTAATATCTCGAAACGAGGGTATGACAATTGACTCTCGTGAAGTCGTAACAAATTATAGAAATGCTTATGAACAATTAGAAATTGTAAACCGTGCAGTAAATATGATTGTTGATGATGTATCGGATATTCCGTATCAAATTGGAGATCAAACTATTGGAATCAACAATATTGTAAAAAATATTCGGAGATCAAAAGTTGATATACTAGTAAATAAAGAACCAAACCCTTTTCAGGATATTAACACTTTTAAAAGAAATCTTGTAATAGATTTACTTATCGATGGAAATATATTTATTTATTTTGATGGTGCTCATTTGTATCATCTTCCAGCAGATAAAATGACAATATATAGTGATACAGATACTTATATTGAAAAGTTCGTATATGATAATAGCATTGATTATTCAGTAAATGAGATTATACATATAAAAGAAAACAGTTTTAATTCCATTTATCGAGGAGTTCCTAGACTAAAACCAGCATTTAGAACAATGCAACTATTAGCTAGCATGAGAAACTTCCAAGATAACTTCTTTAAAAATGGAGCAGTACCAGGATTAGTACTTAAGTCACCCAACACACTTTCTGAAAAAATTAAAGAAAGAATGTTACAAGCATGGAGTGTACGATATAATCCAAATACAGGCGGACGACGCCCACTTATTCTTGACGGTGGATTAGAAGTTGACAGTCTTACAAATATTAACTTTAAAGAATTAGACTTCCAAGAATCAATAAAAGCAAACGAAAGAATTATACTAGAGGCTATGGGAATACCACCTATTTTATTAGATGGCGGCAACAATGCAAACATAAGACCTAACCATAGACTTTATTATTTAGAAACAATCTTACCAATAGTAAGAAAAATTGGATACGCTGTTGAGCGTTTCTTTGGTTTCACTATCTCTGAGGATGTAACAGGTATACCTGCTTTACAACCAGAGCTTAGAGATCAAGCAGCGTACTACGCAACTCTCGTAAATACTGGCATCTTAAGTGCCAATGAAGCAAGAGAGGCTCTAGGCAAAGAACCAGTAAATGGTTTTGATACCCCAAGAGTTCCTGCAAATATAGCAGGATCAGCAGTAAATCCAGAAGAAGGTGGCAGACCAGTCGAGACCCCACCAAGCGAGGAAAATTAATATGACAAAAGATATGATGGCAAAAGCATTATCTGACTTTTTAACTAAGAAAGACATGAAAACTGTAACTCTTAGTGAATACAAAGGATTTGGTAATGATGTACCAGTAAAAGACTATCTTTTAAGAAGGGCCTTTGGATCTTGGAATCGAGTATTATCTGCAATGAATTTACGTCATCCAGTTAAACTGACACCAAAACCAACCCCTGCTCCCAAAGCTGCTCCTAAAAAAGTAGCACCGAAAAAGGAGAAAAAAGATGTCAAATAAGATCTTCCATTGGACCAGCACATTTAAAGCATTAGGTGACACCGACGACGGTGGAGTTGAGATTAAAGGATCAGCAAGCACGAATGGTTTAGACAGAGCTGGAGATATTATCGAAGCAGATGCTTGGGCAAAAGGAGGATTAGAAAACTTTAAAAATAATCCTATTATCTTGTTTAATCATAACTATGATAAACCTATTGGTAGAGCAAAAGATATTACAGTTACAGACAACGGACTAGAGATTTCTGCAAAGATTTCAAAAGCTGCTGGTGATGTAACACAATTAATTAAAGACGGTGTCCTTGGAGCTTTTTCTGTTGGTTTCAAAGTCAAGGACGCTGATTATATGACAGAAACCGATGGATATAAAATAAAGGACGCGGAACTTTTCGAAGTATCTGTAGTTTCAGTGCCATGCAACCAAGGGGCAACCTTTGGATTAAGCAAGTCATTCGATTCTATGGAAGACTACAACAAGTATAAGCAAACTTTTTACAAGACTAACTCAAATGATTCAGCAGACGCTGTTGAAGTTGAGCAGTCAAATAGGGCAGACGCCCAGGAAATGGAGACTAATATGTCAAATGAAAAACAAGCTCCTGTAGCACCTGAGTTCGATCTTGAATCATTTGCCGCTGAAGCTGCTGAAAAAGCAGTTGCTAGCTATGCAATGAAACAAGCCGAGCAGAAGGCTGCTGAAGAGAAATTAGCTTTAGAAGCTGCTGAGAAATCACAAGCAGAAGCTGAATCTCTTAAAGCCTCCGAGGAAGCAAAACAGGAAGAGCAAAAAACTATCGTTCAAGCAGGACTAACTGGTGCTGAAAAATTAATGAATGATGTAGAATCAAGAGTAAAAGAAGACTATTCTAATTTAGAACAAGTTGTTAAATCTCTTGAGGCTCAACTTTCTGAGAAATCAGAAGAAATCATGAATATCAGAGAATCCAAAAGACATTTTTCAGACAGAACATCTAACGGTGACTGGAAAAAAGAATTTGAGCAAGATATTCTAGACGCAAAATTTGCTGGTTTAGCTACTGGTAAAGGATGGGACAACGAAATGGCTAAAGGTTTAATGGAAAAAGTTAACGCACATAGTGGTGTTGGCGTTTCTTCAGCAGACTTTGAGCAAGTTGTTTCAACAAACATTGAAAGAGATATTCAAAATGAATTAGTTCTAGCACCTCTATTTAGAGAAATTGCTATGACTTCTGCAAACATGATTATCCCAATCTTACCAGATAGCGGTTATGCTGAATTCGCTTCAGCTCAAACAGCTTCAGGTTCAAGCCCACACGGTAACTTAGCTCAAAGAGGCGACACATTTGGTTCTCCATATGGTGGCGTTGACTTGACTGAAAGAACTCTTTCAACCGTGAAGCTTATTTCTCAATCTTACTTAGGTAACGAGACAGAAGAAGATGCAATCTTGCCAATTCTACCATTGATCAGAGAATCTATGGTTAGATCACATGCAAGAGGTATTGAAAATGCAATCTTAGCAGGTAACCACGATAATGGTGTTTACACTTCAGGCGCATTTGAAGGTCTATTAGCAGCAGCTGATTCAGACAATCATGAGTCTGTAGTTGGAACAGGTGGTTTCGCAGCTAGTGACGCAGTTACCGCAGCTGATCTTCTCGCTATGAGAAAAAATATGGGTAAATATGGAATCAATCCAAACGACGTAGTTTATATCGTGTCACAAGACGTGTACTATAACCTACTCGAAGATGCTGAATTCCAAGATGCTAACTTAGTTGGTGATATGGCTACTAAGCTAAGTGGTGAAATTGGTCAAGTATTCGGTTCAAGAGTACTAATGTGTGACGAATTCGCTACTAAAGCTGCTGACATCTATGGTGCAGTTGCTGTATACACTAGAAACTACGTAATGCCAAGACTACGCGGTGTAACCGTTGAGTCCGATTACGAAGTTGCTAACCAGCGTAGAGTACTAGTTGCTTCACAAAGAATTGGCTTCACCGATCTAATCGATGGTGCTACTTCTAAGTGGGCATTAGCTTACCAATCAGCATAAGGATAACCCTTAACGTAACATGGTTTTTGGGAGTGTACCTTAACACTCCCCCTTTTTAACTATGGCAAATTTAATAACACTACAACAGTATAAAGACTTCGCAGGGATTCAGGGAGTAACTGAAGATGCGAAAATTAATGTAATAGTGCCAGCCATAAGCCAAGCAGTAAAAACTTACTGTGGCACAAGTTTTATTGATTATTACTCAACAAATAAAACAGAGTACTTTGATATAAAAGATACTTATACAACTTCAATAATGGTAGATGAAAGTCCATTAAATACTGTTGTATCCGTAGAGGAAAGACAAAGTCAATCAGAAAGTTATGTAACACTAATTAGTGAAAATTCAGATGGAAGTGGGAAATATGAGTATATTGTCGACACTACAGTGGATTCAATTTTTAGAACA